TCTCTGATTCCTTCAACACGATGGGTCAATCAAAAAGCATTTCAGGCAGCATTACCAGCACAAACGCTAGGATTTTTAGTATCTAATGGTACTAGCGCATCCTTTGCTCGTACATTTTCTGGCTACGCAATTGATGAAAGCAAGAGCGCAAATGTCGCCAGTGCGGCAACAATTGATCTGCAAAACACTGTCGTTACTGGCAATCTGATTCACATAACTGGTACTACTACCATCACGGCAATCACGCTTCCGTCGGGTGCTGAGCGAACTCTTGTATTCGATGGGGTTTTGACATTGACGCATAGTGCTAATCTTGACTTGCCAGGAGCAGCAAATATTATTACGGCTGTTGGTGATCGAGCTATTGTCCGTGGCGAAGGCTCTGGAGTAACGCGTATCATTAGTTATAACAAAGCTAGTGGTGCGGCAGTAACTGTTACTCCTCCTGGCTTGGTTTTAATTGCAGGGCCATTGACTCCATCAGCAGCGGCAAATGTTGATTTTCTAAACACATTTAGCTCTACATATGATGATTATGAAATACAAATTAATGGAATAAATAGTGCCGCCGCAGAAAACTTGAGAATTAGGTTAGCTGTTGCCGGGGTTGCAGATGCTAGTACTAATTATCAATATTATCAAATTGATGACCCAGCATCGGGGAATAATGGCATTTCATTTATTGAAGTAATTGCAGGGGGTTTCGCTAGTCAACCTAGATCTGCAACAATAAGGATCAGTAATGTAAATAGTGCGGTGGCATTAGCAAAGTGCGTTCTGGCTTTTGGTATTTCTTCTAATAATGTTGGCCTTCCTAATGGTGGAGGAAGATATGGAGCGCATACAGCAGCAAATGTCGCGACGGGGTTTCGTCTTTTCTGGAGTGGGGGGTCTAATTTCTTGGCTCAGGGAAGTATTAAAGTTTATGGCATTTCCAAGGTGTGATAATGAATAAAATTTGTTATTGGGATGAGAAAGAGGGCTGCCAGAAAGAGCGTGATGCAACTCCTGAAGAGCAAGAGGAAATCGACTCTCGCAAACTTTCTTCTGAGGACATCAATCGTCCTATCATCGCTCAACTTGAAAGAATCGATGCAAAGAGCATTCGCGCTTTACGTGAATGCAACCAAGATAGAATTAATTCACTTGAATCCGAAGCATCAGCATTACGCTCTCAATTGATTAAATGATTTTTAACCCGAAAGGAAGAGTATGAAAAAGCTGAATATGGCTACAGGTGGCGGTGGTCAACAACGTCCACCAGATCAAAAAACGATGATCCCACCGAAGCCAAAGAAAACAAAATGAACGGATGGCGGCATCGCTTTTTACTTATTGCTGTATTTGTGCTCTCAGCAAAAGTACATGATTGGATAATGCTCGGATGCGATAATACTCCGCAGATGATGTTTATCTATCATGGGAGCGCTGCCGCCGTTGATTTGTTTTTGCTCTGGATAACCCAGCATCTTATCTCAGGGCGTTTATGCGACCACATACAAGCCTCATGCATTGCTTCAGTGGTCATTAATTACGTAGGTTATCGCCTATATATGGCCTATTCCCCGCCAGAAATGTATAACTATCTGATTGGGATTTTGAGCTATGTGCAATATCTACGACTCTTATATGTGGGCCGCCACGATGCTGACTATTACGAGCACGCTGTGGTTCCTGGCGCTCCTAGTGTCAGGGCTTAGGCTGATCATTAAGCGGAAACGAAATGAACGATCAAATCGACAACGCAAAAGAAGCCATTTTCACAGCGGCTAGTAATCCGAAAGTAGCCACATTTGTTGCTGCTGGTGCTGGTGCAACTGGCGTCGCTTCAAGAATGGAAATTATCACCGGATGGATGGGATTTATTTCTGTGACGTTAGGTATGTGTACGGCGGCAGTAGTTTTGACGATTCAAGTCATTAAACTTGTTAGAGAATGGCGCAGTTATCGTCAAGAGGATGAAGTATGAAATTCATTCTTATTAAGAAGCTTCGAAAGCTTGCGGAAGATCATCCTGAGTTATTAATTTGGATTAACCTTTTCATAAATTATAAGGTTTAATCATGAACCGTCAAAAGCTCATCGAACATCTGGAGCGCGAAGAAGGTAAGGTCAGCAAGCCTTATAAAGATACCGTCAACAAATTGAGCATTGGCGTAGGCAGAAATCTAGACGATGTTGGTCTATCTGACGATGAAATCATGTACCTGCTCGGCAACGATATCACCAAAGTAGAACGCCAACTAGACGTTAATCTTACATGGTGGCGTGGCATGTGCGATGCGCGCCAGGTTGCGTTGGCTTCGATGTGCTTTCAACTTGGGGTTACTGGATTGCTGGCGTTTAAGAACTCTCTGCAACTCCTGCGCAATGGACAGTATTCCGCTGCCGCCGATGAGTTCATGAATAGCAAATGGGCAAAACAAGTGCCAGCCAGGGCGAAACGCGTTACCGAAATGATTCGGACAGGGGAATTCTGATGGAGCCTATTTCTCTTGCCATCAGCCTCGCACAGTTCGCTCCTAGTCTCATCAAATATTTCACTGGCAGCGAGAAGGCTGCAAACGTAGCAGAACAGGTTGTAGGCATCGCGCAGACTGTGACAGGGGCAAAGTCGCCTGAAGATGTATTAGCGGCTCTGAAGGCCAATACAGAGCTTGCAGTACAGTTCCAACAGAAAGTATTGGAAGCGGATACGGATCTACAGAAAGCCTATCTGCAAGATGTTCAGAGTGCCAGGGCCATGCAGATTGCCGCACTCGGTCAAGATGATCTATTCAGTAAGCGATTCGTTTACTATCTAGCCGCGGCATGGTCATTGTTCGCTATGGCTTATTTTAGCTGTGTGACATTCTGGCCTCCTTCAGCAGCAGGCCAACGCATTGCAGATACGATCCTTGGCGTACTTATTTCGACAGTGCTAGGAACGATCCTCGCGTATTTCTATGGCAGCACAAAAAACAGCGCTGAAAAGACTAGGTTGATTGCTCAGAAATAGAAAAAGCCCCATTAGTTGGGGCTTTCTGCTTTCTATCAGCTACATTTGATCACGGATTAACGCGAGTCTTGAAAGCGTTATACTGTGCGCAGCTATTTGCTACAGTGTTTTCCGTGCTGGATTTGTAATGGAACTGGCTAATCCCACCGGTGCATGTAACGCCGCCGTTTTGCGTGGTGCGAGCATTGTAGTACTTGGTCAGCGTGGTGTCAGCTGGGTAGAAGTCTAGGGCCGCCGCCTGCTGCTTGAACGTGGCCCAGGTATTCCCCAAGGTGTCCGCATATGCGAAGGTTTCCTTGGCATAGCCAGTAACAACCCCGCCTGAGACCTGTAGGCCATCGCTGGATACATTGAAGCCGGTGCCGACACGTTCAACTACAGTTGCTTGGCCAATACAAAATGGCACGCCATTAGAAGCGGTGAAGCAATCCGCTGCTGGTGCTGCATGAGTACCACCACAAGCCGATAGAGTTACTACGATTGCTGCAAATACTGAATAGATCATCTTCTTCATTGAAATTACTCCTAGAGATTACCGGAGAACCGCTCCGGTTTCGGTATAGCAATAGTTTACATCAACTATATTGCAAGTTAGTTGTCTTTCTCTACCTGCTGGAGCGGTGCTGCGCGGTACAGGGTGCGCCGTTTGGTGCCGGTTCCATCATAGGCTTCAAAATCCTCCTTGCTATCCAGATCCTCCCACGTGTCGCCATGGCAGTGGGCTTGATACACCGGCTCTGCCTGCTGGCAAGCCGCAAGCGCGGCGCGGGCGTAGTCGCGTTCGCGCTCAATGGCTTCCATTTCGGCGGTCGCGGCCTTCAGCAGCGTGCTGTTGCTGGCAAGGGCGGCGCGTAACTGGTCGTTTTCTGCTTTGAGTGCCAGCATTGTTGCGGACTGCTCGCGCAACGTATCGTTTGTGTCTTGCACTATTTGCCGGGCCAATGCTGCGCGCTCGTCTTGCCCGCCATCTGGCGTGGCTTGCGCTGGGGTGGCGATGGTTGCCGCCGTGGCTTCGATGCGACGCAGGCACTTGACCACGTTGTCGCTCGGGTGATGGCAGTACGCCGAGAATTGCTCGCCGCACGCTTCGCATTTCTGTTGCCCTGCATCGGTGGCGCTGGCCGCTTCCTCTGGCATCTTTCCGCAAGCGCAAGGTGTTTCCCAGCAATTAGGGCAATCGCTCAAGCTGGCACGGTTTGCTGGCTCTTGCTGTGCGTTGGTGGCCTGTTGCAGGTTGTCGGATGGCTGCGCAAGAGCACGAATAGCGTCAGCCACATCTCGCGTCGTCATTGGGTTATCAAAGTTGTTTACGCCATCGGCTACCTTAGCCGCTTCCTCAATCCCTGCTGCGCGGCCTTGCTTGTAGACCTTCTGTTGAGTTAGCTTTGTGCAATCACCTAGGCTTGCGCCAACACAGTTACAGTTTGGATAAGCGCATAAATCAGGCGAGGATGAGTTGGAAAGATATGCAATCACATCTTTTGCAAGCCAGTAGCTACCCTTTTGATTTTGCATCATCGCTGCTATGCCGTCAGTGCATGTTGGGGAATAACGAGGCAACGATGCAATGTAAGCTGCTTGCCTTTCGGCGATGGCCTTGAGTTCGGCTTCGGCTTGCTGTGCGCGATACTCAGCCTCATGCGTCCGCTGGACCCAAATATCATGGTTCGCGTTCAGGTCTTTATTTGCCGCTTCGGCTTTCTCGGCGCGCTCTGCAAATTCACGTGTCTGTTTATCAGCCAACTCCATAGTTTTTACATAACCGAGTGCTTGGCTGTCAGCGCCTTTTATGAATGCCTCTTCCCTATCCTTTTCGCGCACGGCTTCGATGTTGACGGCGGCGGAGGCCCTTGCATCTCCATATGCCCGCACTGCCGCTTCCGTATATGCAGTAGGCTTCAAGCATTGTTCTTGCTGATAATCCATCTCAGGTAGCGGCACTGCGATCTTCGTGCGCGTCAGCTGGAAGATTTCAATCTCGCCATCTTGGGCGTATTGAGCCGCGTAATTCAGGATTTCGGCATAGGCATTCTTTCCGCTCGTGCCAGCCTGGAATTCGCCATTTACATGCAGCTCGTAATCAGCATCGTCGGTCATCTGCACTACTGCCGGAACAGTGGAAAGAATGTGCGCCGCGAAAGCTTCCACGATAGGCGCGTAGGTGTCAGGACCAGTTTCGCGCACGCGGTTCCAGATCATCATGCAGAAGTTGGCTATGTCTACCGGGTC